ATATTCGATCTACATCAGCCCAGTCAGCAGCCTCTGGTGCTGGAGACTTATTAAGCGTAGCAAGAGAACAAGAGATTGCAAACCTAAGATCTGCTAGTGGTAAAACTAGATTAGAAATTGAGGAACGCCAATTTCAAATAACTCAAGAAATTTATAAACTTGAAGAGGGTAGAGAAATCCTTGAAGCCAGAATTGCAAAAATTAAAAAAGATGATATTCTTCCTCTTGAAAATCTAAGAAAACAAATTTTACTTGACATTCGTCTTGAAGAAGATAAGATTTATGCAATAACAAATGGAAAACTTCTAGCAGCACAGCAAGAACTTGCAAGAAGACAAGATCTCTTAATTGCAATAGAAAATGAAAAGAATGCAGAACTAGACAAACTTTATGCTTTAGAACTTCAATGGATAGAGGTTCAAGCAGGAATTGCTGCAGCAGAAGCAGAAACAATTGATTTGCAATCGGCAATTGCAGAAGCAATTAGATTGGCTAAAGAACTTGCTGCAATATTTGCAAGCATGGGTACGTTTAAAAATCTATCAACAGGCGTACCATCTGGTTCAAATAATGAGGATGCATATGTGGCACCAAAGAGTACTGCAGCAGACATTGCAGCACTAGAAGAATTTATAGATATAGTTGAAGAACTTGATGCTGCCCAAGCAGCAGCAGATGAAGCAGCAGCAAACTCTGCAGAAAATCTTGGCGGGGGAGCCGATGCTGCATATGACCGCAAAGTTGCAGCAGCAGCAGCAGCACGCCTTGCTGCAGCACAGGCAGCCTATGATGCAACGTTGCCAGTTGGAGATGCAAATGCAACTGGTGGCTCTGGAGGTGCTGGCGGTGGAAGATTTGATATGCAAATGATGTCTTCTGGCGGAATGGTTCCTAAATATTTTGCGGTAGGTGGAATGTCAAGAGGAACAGATACTGTCCCAGCAATGTTAACCCCTGGAGAGTTTGTAATGAGCAAGTATGCAGTTGATTCATATGGCACCAATAAAATGAAGGCTATTAATAACGGATCATACAAGGGCGAAAAGGTGTATAATTATAATCTAAACGTCAATGTTAAATCTGATGCAAATCCAGAAGATATTGCAAGAGTTGTTATGACACAAATTAGACAAGTTGACTCACAAAGAATTAGGACACAAAGGGACTAAATGGCTACAGCAGCGTATTTAACAGGTAGACGTAGGTATAAACGCCCCCAGGCTCTGTTGTGGTCTGAGAACCCTGGTACGCTCTCTAATGGGGTATACCTGCCCACTGGCTATGAAGTGCAAGGTAACTTTGCTGCCTCTACAGATCCAGATCTAATTAATCAGTTTCTTATTCTTTCAGACCATAATCGTGGGGAATTAAATTTTACCCCCACAAGAATAGAACAAAGACAAAGAACTATTAATGGACGTATGCGTTCATATCACATAGCAGATAAACTAACTATGTCTGTTTCTTGGACTAACTTGCCATCAAGGTCATACTTTCAGGATGCAGGGTTTTTGGCTACTGGGCTATCCCCTGACAAAAAGACAACAGGTGAATACACAGCAGATGGTGGTGCAGGTGGAGTAGAACTACTTGACTGGTATGAAAACCATACAGGACCTTTTTGGATGTTTATGGCATACGACAAGTATTCAAACTTTGGTAAGACTGATGCAGATTACACACACTTGGCTCAATACAATCAAATAGTTCAGGTTTACATTGCAGACTTTAATTATTCTGTTGTAAAGCGTGGTGGAGCAAACCATGATCTTTGGAATATTTCGGTAACACTGGAAGAGGTCTAAATGTTTGTTAGTGAAACATTAAAGACACACTTAGAAACATCTTCAACCATAAGCCTTCAGTCATTAGTTTTGGCTGAGTGGAACATGAATATGCCAGATAATATTTATAAACTTGGCAACTATAGATATAGACCTTTAGACTCAGATGTTACATACAAAACACTTCCTTTAACTTTTGATAACTTGGATGCTGGTAATTATTATACTGGTGCAACAGATGCAGACGTAGTTATTGATGGTGGATATACAAACTTAGAGGTACCACAACTTTTTACATCAACTAAAGAAAAGGTTAAAATGCTTTATTCTTTAGAGGATTGTGTAAAACCCTTTAGACCTAGATCTGGAATTAACAAAGCCTCCTACTTTAATAATAGATATCTTGCAAACTCTGGAGCATCAATGACTCTTAGACCAAGATATTATATGCCATCACGATATGATGAGTTTAAATATTGGTCATCTTTTAGAACTGAAAATAATATTGAAAGAGGAGTTGCAAAAAATATATTAAACTCTCTTAATTATATTGATGATTCAGTCCCTTTTGTTGTTTATAAAAATGCTGTTCCAGCAAACAGGCTTGTTGTAAAAATGCAAACAAATGTTGGTACCGTAAATATGGGGACCATGATAACTCAGTCTGGATCATTAGGAGATCCACTATATGGAGTAGTAAATAAAACAACTCCAGTTAGATGGAAGATTCAATATTTAAATAATAATGATTGGACTGATGCTTACTCATTTGATGAAAACTCTCTTAGAGATGATGACACAGCAATAATTCCAGAAGATGGATATGTTGAGTTAGAGTATGGACTTAAGATTCCAAATGAGTATAAGTCAACATTTAAATTTGTAGAAAAGATATCATCTAGCACACTCCTTCCAGAAGACTCAATTAATGGATATGCATATCTTGTAGTTGAAAATGCAAACGAACGTGGCTTGTTTTATGTTTGGGATGAAGCAGATGCAGAGTATAATACTTTTATACCAGAGTATGGCTGGATACTTGGACCTGGTATATTAAATAGTTCAACAAGTCTTGTCACTGATCTAACAAGCCCAGAGTTATTTACAAACAACGAAAATAATTTAACAACGTATAGAGAGTTTGCTTATATTCGTGGTATTAGAGTTGTTGTAGAAACCATGAATAAGTTTGATTCCACTTTTGATTTAATTGAAATGTCACCTAGACTTGTTGTAGATATCTCAAATAAAGTAATTGATTTTAATATAAAGAAAATTTTATCAGACATAGGAACAACCTCTTTACCAGTAGGACAATTGCTTGCCTCAACTGGGTCTTTGTCTTTATTTGATGATGATCAAGCCTTTAATGAAAACAATCCTGCCAGTATTGTCTCTGATTATATTAGAAAAAACATTAAGTTTCTTTTTTATGAGTCAATTTTTAATGTTCAGGGAGATGAGTATTCCGTTCCTATTAAAACATTATATTCAGAGGGATTCCCGCAAGCAGATATTACTGCTGCAACTCTTTCTTTAGAGTTAAGAGATTTTTATTTTTTCTTAGAGTCAATGCCTGCACCAAGACTTTTAACTACTCAGACATCTTTAAGTTATGCAGTATCGCTTTTACTTGACTATGTTGGATTTAGCAACTATACATTTAAAAGAGTTGACGGAGAGAATGATCCAATTATTCCATACTTCTTTATTGCTCCAGACCAAAACGTTGCAGAAGTTTTAAATCAATTAGCCATATCTACACAAACCGCAATGTTCTTTGATGAGTATAATAACTTTGTTGTAATGAGCAAAGACTACTTAATGCCTACATTAGAACAAAGAGAAACAGACTTTGTTATTTCTGGATCAAACAATCAAACAGACTCTGGCGTAATAGAAAATTCTACATCTGGTAAACTTCCAAATATTTTGTCTATTGCCTCACAAGATAAAAAAATCTATAATGATGGCAAAATTAACTATACAACAAGATATATTCAAAGATCTTATGGTTCAATAAAGCAATCAAGCATGATTGATAAAGAAAAAACATGGATTTATAAGCCATCACTTTTGTGGGAAGTTGCTGGAACAGACTCAACAAAGACCATAAACGAATTAGCATCTAAGCAAGGCAGTTACGTTCTTGGAGCCATGCCATTAAATTCTGATATTCTTGCGGTTGTTCCTGCAGTTTCAGGGCACGTTGTAGTAAACAACATAATTGATCTTGGAGAAAACGTATATTGGCTAACACGATATAACGGATATCTATATTCTAACGGTGAGATTATTAAATATGATGCAGCAGAGTTTAACATAACAGGTGTTGGAAATGTGTGGATTAGTAGCAATCAAGAATATCAAAAATATTTTGCATCTATTCCATTTAATGGAAAGATATATCCAACGGGATTGGTAAGGATATATTCAACCCCATACTATGAAACAGTTAATGGAGTAAGCAGACTTCAAAATGGAGCGGTTGTAGACCATGGTCGTGGTCAATTTGGAACAAAAATAACTGATCACTACGCTGGAATAAATTCTTATTGGACAAACAACAGCAATGTACGTGGTGTTGATATGAAAACTCAATACTTATTTACAACTACTTTAGATGAAAATATAACTTTACCAACAACAGCGATTGGCGCAGCAGGAGTCAGCAATACGGTTGCAGGGCAGTCAACAAGAAATAGCATAATCAAAAACTTTATGGCAACAAGTAATCTAACAGATACAGACATTAATAATTTGCCATCAACACAGACTGGAACAATTCAGTCATCTGCCTTGGTATTTAACGGACCAGCATTTAAAACTACAGAAACACCACTAAACTTTGTTTCATATGTTTATAAAGGTTTAGATAATGCATATAGGCATTTTGGAACAAGAATGCGTATCGTAGGTAAAATTGAAAATAATATCTCATCAACGCAAACAGCACTTGGCAGCGTTCCTTATTATCAGGTTAGCGGAAGCCAACCAGATCAGAATGTTAACATTGGCGGAGGCTCTGGAGGCCTTGCTGTTTTATTAAATCCAGAAACAAACAACGGATACTATTTTGAAATAATTGCACTAAGTGAAGATAACATTACCCCTTATTTAAAATTAAATAAAAATAATCAAGCAGAAGTATCAATTAATAATGTTGTGTTTTATAAAATTAAAAAAGATTCTAGCAGCACTAATGCAATTCCAGTTAAACTATGGGGTGGTCTAGCAAAAATACTTGTAGACGACGGTAAGTTTTCTGGACAACAAAGAATGGCTTCTGAAGAGAATTCAACAGTTTATGATTTATCAGTAGAGTATCAAGACATTGGAAAGACAAGAAGATTTTATTTATACATAAATAACCAACTTATTAAAGTGGTAGACGACAATGATCCTCTTCCAACCTATAACAACATGGCTTTATTCGTTCGTGGATCATCTAAGTGTATGTTTGAAAATATTTATGCTTTATCACAAAACTATAGCCAAAATACATCTTTTGTTGTAGGAGAAACATTATCAAAACAGTTTGGTGATTCCCAGGTTGATGTCAATGAGTCTTTTAGAAAATATGCCATGAGTGGTGTTGTACAATCAACATATTTATCTGGAATAAGTTCACAGCAGCCACCAAACTATGATATGTATTTTGAAGAGTTTGGGTCCATTATGCGTGAATGTGCATACTTTGATGTTAAATATGATCGTGCTTATCCAGCACTCTATGCACAACTATCGCCAACGTTTAGTAAAACAAAGGGATATACAACCTCTGGGTTTTACGCAAACTCATATGGTGCTGAGTTTTTAGTCTTTAACTCAACTGACAAAGCCTTAAATCTAGATGAAACAACTGGAAACTTTTTAAGAATTCAAGGCATTACTTTTACTCAAGATACAACTCATGAATTAACTGTAGATGAATTCTTTAAAAAGCGTGGCAACCTATCTGACCCAGAGTTGGTTGGTAGCACACTTACCTATTCTCCATTAGTTGAAAAATCAAGGTACGATGAAATCAAACTAAGTAGATTAACATATGGGAAAAATGAATTTAGCATTGATAGTACGTATATACAGACACAGGATGATGCAGAGGCCATGCTTGGCTGGATTATCAATAAAGTTATGGTTCCAAAAAAATCTATTGGAATTAATCTATTTAGCATACCAACCTTGCAACTTGGAGACATAGTTACAGTAGACTATAAGGATTCATCAGGACTTAATTTAATTACCTCAGATCTTTCAAGATTTGTTGTTTATAATATAGAATACGCTAGGTCTATTTCTGGACCAAGCATGACAGTTTATTTAAGTGAGGTATAGAAATGGTATCAGCAACTCCACAAACTCCATCTTCAACATCTGTTTCAAGTAGTCCACCTCCGAATCCAGTAAAGACAGCACCGATAGATACAGTGTTGTTTAATGATGATTCTATGTCTATTGAAATAATGGCTGATTTAATTTTTGAGGATATTGGCGGTCACGAATTAATAAATATTGCTAGAAACGACATCATTAATGGACAACAAATATCTTACAACCCAATTAAGAACTTGGGACTAATTCAACAAAAATATAACCCAAACAATATTCTTGGACTACAGGCTACCTCTGAGAAGTACTTTGCTAACTTTCCTATAAAGTTTGAAGAGAAGGTCCCCATTGAAGGCAATGGCCCCAACGGTTCAAATGTTTATTTTGACGATGTAACTGGAGATCTAATTATTGAAGGGGTTAATTTAAATAAGGATGAACTTTTTGAGGTTGAAGTGTCGTTAAATGGTACAATATATGAAGCAGACTTTGGAGCAACTACATCATGATAACTAATAAAGGTAAGAGCATTATTGGAAAATATATGCTTGGCCAGGCACCAGCCTATGCCTCATACCTGGCGGTTGGTTGTGGTCCTACTCCGCTTCAAACAGAAGATGTTGCTGATAATTTTGCAACAAAAGAAAACCTTGACTTTGAAATGTTTAGAGTTCCTATATCTTCTAGAGGTTTTGTAAACGAAAATGGCATTGATAAGATAGTCCTTACAGCAGAACTACCAACAGAAGAAAGATATGAAATAACAGAAGTAGGTTTATACTCTGCAGGATCAAACCCATCTGCTGGAGCACAAGATAGCAAAACAGTCTTTGCGTTTACGCAGGGAGAAAACTGGGAATACCATACATCTACCGCTGCAATAGCAATTCCAATAATTTCTGTACCACTAGACCCAAATGATGATGACATAATAAATGCAACAGGAACAGAAAATGGTGTATTTCAGACCAATGCAGATAATTCTATTTTTTATAATACAGATCGTGTTGCAAGATATGAGCGAGCAAGGTTTTTAAATAATACAATATTAATACAGGGGGATGACTCAGACTTAAGTTTAGGTGGTGGTGGGTCTGGTGGAGTTGACAACATTGTTATTGATTCTGGAAATCATATACACCTTACCTCTCCAAACGTTGACTTTTCAAGAAACTCTCCAATTGATGAATTAAAACTTGCATTTTCTTTAGTAAACAGAGACGGAGGATCTGCGTCAGTTCCAGATACAATAAGAATTCTTGTTGACTTTGCAGGAACTGACCAAACAAATCCAAGCATCTATGCCAGGTTTGAAGTTAATATTGAAGACGGTGTTGATGGATATGACTTTGCAACAAACAGATATTTTGTTGTTTCAAAACAATTGCAGGAATTATACAAAAGTCAAAACTTTACGTGGGATGCAGTTAACGTGGTAAAGATTTATGTTTCTATTTTTGATAGTTTAAGCGGAGGCCTTCATCCAACTTCAGACTATTATATTGCATTAGATGCAATGAGACTTGAAAATATAGCAACTGTTAATCCACTATATGGTTTAACTGGATATTCTGTTATTAAGAATAATGATGCTACAACAATTATTAAATCTCCTAACACAAATAACTACGTTGAATTTAGATTTTCTATTGGGGTGACCTAATGGTTGATGCAAACATAAAAAAATTACGTATTCTAAAATCATCACTTCCCCCAATTGATCACGATACGTTAAAGTATAATTTAAGATATAGGATTGTTTCTGATGATAGAAACAGAACTTCTCATTGGTCTCCAATCTATAATATTTCTGGAGAGTCAATAACCTCAGTCAGTGGAGCAGTATCTAAAACAGGTAACGTTGTTACAGCAGTATGGGGAGACGTAAATAATTTTCCAGAATATGATGTTTTTGTTAAATTTGACTCAGGCGATTTTTTCTATCACGGAACATCAAAGGTACATTCATATTCATTTTTAAAAACTGGGACTACATCAGTCAGAGTAAAAGTTCAAATTGTTTCATCAAAAAAAGAAATTAAGGCAGCACTAAATATCTTTGACTCTGGCACAGTGTCTTTGGTATAATTTAACAGGAGGAATAACATGGCAAAAATACCATTACCAGAAAGAGGACAACCCCTTGATGTAACATACATCTATCAGGTAGTCGATGCTTTAAATAGTCTATCAACACAGGTTTCCGATGCAACATATAACTATACTGATATTGATGTAGTAGGATCAGAAAAACAAAGTTTAAAAACCTCTAATACAAAGTTTATTGGAAGATTTAAGTCAATTGCAAATAACGAAACCGTAACTGCTGGACAGGAAAAGTCTTATTCTATTGATTATTCTAACTTTAAGTATCCACCGATTATAACTTTATCAGTTGTAAACACTAGCGGAACAACTGCGGGATCTAATACTACGGTAGTATTGACATCTGTAACAACTACACAGGCTGGATTTACAGTAAGGTATGGTGTTTCTGGAACTGCAACCATCGGTGTAAATCTTATTGCTATTGGTGTTCCAAATTAGTATGGCCTGTGAAAGATGTAAAGGAAAAATGTTTGTTGATAGGATACATTCAAACATAGATCACTTAGAAACATATTGTGTAAAGTGTGGAAATAGAAAATTTTATCATCCACCTAGCGAATCTGTGGAGGGAAAATGGTTACTGCAAAAGGAAAAATTCAGAGCGAAGCATACAATAGCGAACCTGTAATTCCTGGCGGTAAAAAAATATGGTTTCTTAATGGAGACTTAGTAAGACTTCATCACAGTTCTAGATCAACAGGAATGGTAACTGTTTATAATATTAACAAAGATAGATTAGAAACTTGTCTGCGTTCTGATTTTAGAAAAAATAGAAAAAAAGCATATACTGTTGCAGAAACTGCTAAATTAGTTAATCGTCATAGAAAGTATATGCCAAGATTAATAAAACGAGGAGTCATTCCTGCTCCAGTTGGATCAAGCATTGATGGAAAAACTGGATGGCAAATTAGATCTTATTATTCAGAAGATCACGTTAGAGAAATTTGTGCTATACTTTCAACTATACATATTGGACAACCAAGAAAAGATAAATTAATAACAAATAATATGACTCCTACAAGCCAAGAGTTGACAAGGCGAATGGGAGACGGTATACTTACATATACGAAGACAGAAGATGGACGATTTATTCCAGTGTGGAGTGAGTCTATTTAATTATTGAATGGGTGGATAATGGAAAACGATAATACAAAGGTATCTGTAACACTTGGATATACGCTTAATCTAGGAAATTTTCAGTCACTACGCCTTGATTTAGGTATTGTAGATTCAAAGCGTGATGGCGAAAATGTAGATGAGGCTTTTAGTCGTGTCTATAAGTTTGTAGAAGATAAACTTACAGAGAAGATTCAAGAAGCAAAATCTGAAATCTCAGAGTAATGGCTGAGCGCAAAGACCGAATGGCTTTGCTCAGTAGGTTTAACAAGTTTTACTTGCAACGGTATGAGCAGAAGTCTAACATGAATCTAAACGTTGAGCAGTGGGCTGCTGATGCCCTTGTAGAGTCATATGGGATTGCTCAGTGTTATGATATTCTTGAATACTACTTCAGTATTGCACAGGACCCATCATGGAATTACTTTGCATACAATGCAGAAAAGATTATTAACGGAAAAACAGAAGTAGAGCAAGATAAAAAAGAACGTGAAGAGCGCAGGAAATTAGCAAAGGAGTGGTTAAGTGAATAACACAGAGGCAAAATTAATTTCTGCAGTATTGCAAGACAAACAAATTCACGTATTACTTCAAGCAAACGTTGAGACACTACTAAGAACACATAACGATGTATGGAATTTTATTCGTTTATATTCTGAAAATAATCAATGCCTACCACCAGCAGACCTAGTTACAGAAAAATTTAGAGACTTTGAGCCTGTTCCTGGTATTGGAGCAACAAAGCACCATCTGGCAGAATTACAAACAGAATATCTTAATGATAGCCTAAAAGACATTTTACGCAATGCTGCAGGAGAAGTGCAAAGCGGTAATGGTGGAGAAGCACTTGAACACCTAATTACAAAAACATCAGAACTAAAAAAGAATACTTCTGCAATTCGTGATATTGATGCTACCGATCTTGAGTCTGCCGTTGCATACTATGAAATGGTTCAGAAACAAAAAGAAACTGGTCAGATAGGAATTAAAACAAACCTTCCAGGATTTGACAACTATCTTCCATCTGGAATTATGCCAGGACAACTAGGAGTCTTTCTTGCTTATCCAGGAATTGGTAAGTCTTGGATGGCTTTATACTTTGCAGTTCAAGCATGGAAGCAAGGCAAGTCACCACTTATCATTTCTCTTGAAATGTCTGAGACAGAAGTTCGTAATCGTATTTTTGCTATTATGGGTGAGGGTCTTTGGTCACATAGAAAGTTATCTAACGGAGAAGTTGAGATTGACATGCTTAAGAAATGGCATGCTAACAAGGTTGCTGGTCGTCCAGAGTTTCACATTATCTCAAATGATAGTGGTGGAGAAGTAACTCCTTCTGTTATTCGTGGAAAGATTGATCAGTACCGCCCAGACTTTGTTGTTGTTGATTACCTTCAACTTATGTCACCAAACCAAAAGGCTGATTCTGAAACGGTACGAATGAAGAACCTTTCAAGAGAACTTAAACTAATGTCTATTGGAGAAGAAGTTCCTATTATTGCTATCTCATCTGCAACTCCAGATGATGTAAAGGATCTATCAAGTCCTCCAACACTTGGACAAACTGCTTGGTCTAGACAGATTGCTTATGATGCTGACTGGGTTATGGCACTTGGTCGTGCAACTAATAGTGATATTATTGAATGTGTATTCCGCAAGAATCGTAATGGTTTTATGGGAGACTTTTTAGTTCAAGTAGACTTTGACAAGGGTTATTACAGGTATAAAGATTATGAAGACAAGTAATATATACACACAAGAACAGATCAAGCGTGTTCTTGTTGGTTCTGGAGTTGACATTGAGGCAGAGTTTGGTAACGATTTTATAATCTTTTGCCCTTATCATAATAATAATAGAACACCTGCTGGAGAAGTTGCAAAAGATAGTGGACTGTTTTTTTGCTTTGGTTGCCAGACAACAAAAAACTTAGAAGAATTAATTATGCACATGTCTGGCAGAACATATTTTGAGGCAGTTCGTTATATCAAGAGTAAAGAAACAGAGCATGACATTGAGAAGTTAGTTAATAAAACACTGGTTGCGCCACCAGAGTTTGTTCCATACGATGAATTAATATTAAAAAGATTACATAATCAATTGCTTGCATTAGATAAACCTAAGAATTATCTTAAATATAGAAAAATAAACAGTTCTTCATTTACTAAGTTTTCACTTGGGTATTCAGAAAAACAAGATTCAATAACAATACCAATGCATTCACCAGACGGAATGTGCCTTGGCTTTGTTGCAAGAACAATAGAAGGCAAAGATTTTAAAAATACACCAGGACTTCCAAAAGGCAAGATATTATTTAACCTGCACAGAATTAAATCATCTGGTACAGTATATGTAGTTGAATCATCTTTTGATGCTATTCGATTAGACCAAGTAGGTTTCCCAGCAGTTGCTACTCTGGGTGCTAATGTATCTAATTCGCAAATTAGATTGTTAGAAAAGTACTTCACAAACGTTGTACTAATTGCAGATAACGATGAGGCTGGTAGTATAATGAAAGATAAGTTAGTTGAAAAACTTGGATCTTTAGTTACTATTATCAGACTTGATAAAAAATACAAAGATATAGGTGATATGGAAGATGAAGAAATTAAGAACCTAGAGTTCCAGTTTGACAAATCTATATCCGCTATGCTAAACTAATATAACAACACGAAGGAGAAAAATATGAGTATTGTAAAGGGACTGAAGAACATTGAAACCCTACTCGAAAAGCCAAAGTATGATGAAAATGCACCAAAGGTTAAGTGGCTAAAACTTGCCGATGGTCAATCAGTAAAGATCCGATTCATTGAAGAGTTGGACGAAGATTCTGCAAACTATAATGCAGAGCGTGGACTTGCACTAGTTGTCAAGGAACACACAAATCCAAAGGACTATAAGCGCAAGGCTGTAGACACAATGGAAACAGAAGGCCGTGACTGGGCAGAAGAAATGCACCGCAAGGATCCAAAGGCTGGCTGGAGAGCACGTCTTCGTTTCTATTGCAACGTTCTAGTTGACGACGGTATTGAAACACCTTATGTTGCAATTTGGAACATGGGAATCAGCAAGCAGTCATCGTTTAATACAATTCGTGAGTATGCTCTTGAAACAGGAAGCATCTCAAATGTACTATGGAAGTTGAAGCGTAATGGTCAGGGTACTGAAACTAATTACACTCTTATTCCATCAGCACCAGATAAGGAACCATTTAACTGGGGAGATATCAAGCCATATCCACTAGAGTCTGCACTACGCAAGATTCCATACGCAGAACAAGAAGCGTTCTATTTGGGGTTTGATACTCCATCTATAACTTCATCTACCAACGCAGATTGGTAATATGAACTACGTAGGCTTACACGTACATACCCACTACTCACTATTTGACGGCGTAGCAACTCCAAAAGAGTATGTTGACCGTGCTAGTGCTTTAGGTATGCCAGCAATCGCAATCACAGACCATGGTACGTTATCTGGTCACCGTGAGATGTATCGCATGGCTAAAGAAAAGGGTATTAAGCCGATTCTAGGTCTAGAAGGATACATGTGTGCAGACATATCTGATAAACGAGATAAGTCTGAAAGAGAAGGTCAACAAGATCTTGTCTATAACCACATTATCCTTCTAGCCAAGAATAAA